TATGTTAACGCGCCCAAAGATACACTAATAAACGCGTAAGTTGTTATTTTCCACACTTTTTTAAGACGCTTTTCTTTTTTGATTTGCTTTGCATAGTCATTACATATTACGTTGCCGCGTTCATAACTTTCAATCATATCGTCTTTTAATTTTAGCATGTCGCTTTGCATGTTATATTGTACTTTCATGGCTGAAATGACCATTTCTGCATTATATAATATGCTATCGCATGTTTCAAGTTTGCCAGCGTATTTCTTATAAGTTTCTAAACTATCAAAACGTGCGGCGATAAATTCAGCATAGTCGCGGCTAATTAAAAAACCATTATCGACCTTTGTAATCTGACAGGAGGCGGCTAATGAGCAAAGTGTCAGTAACGTTGCTATAATTAACACTCGGTATTTGAATAATCTTAATTCTGTGTAAGTCATATCTAAAGTGTTTTATTTGTTTGTCTAATGCTGATTGCATCGTATCTATATGCGCTTGCAGGCTGTCCGATTTTGTCACAAATTTAGCATATATTTGCGACAAACTGTCACGGGTTCGCTGTTCATTTTCAAGTAGTTGCTTATGTAATTTTTGCGCAGGGGTAATGGCAACAAAACAGATAACACTAACAGTAATTGCAACGGCAACCGATAAAATAACAATCTGTTTTATCATTTCTTAACCGTATTTAAAGCGATTGCAACGGCCTGTTCCTGTGGGTAACCTTCAGCAACTAATTGCTTAATAACTTTTGAAATGCATTTGTTATCGCCGGGTAAGCATTTTTTAATAGGCATAGTTTATAATGTTTAAATGTTTATACAAAAGCATGTCATTTTGACCAATTACGCGAAAAGTTTTTACGGGCTTGTCTTTGTTCTACAATTCTAAAGATACCGTTTGCATTTGCGCTAACTGTTGTGCGCGGCATGTATTTTGGCAATTCAGTTAAAACATTTTCGATACGTTCTAATCTGTTTTCAAGACCGCCGTAAGTTTGCGCGACATTTACAAAGATAGACTTTTGTCCTAATTCAGAACTAAGACTAACATTATCCCCAAATGCACCTAAAGCGCTTTTAATGCCACCTTGTTGGTATGCTTTAGAAAATGTATTCAATACATCTGCAGGTATTCTGTTATTGTGTACAGCGCTTAAAACATCCCAATATTTATTATTTGTATCGGTTGTAATTACGCGCTCGCCCTCGTTAAGCATTGCAGGTATTGTGTCGCGCCCTGCTTTGTTTTGTCCACGTTCTAAGTATTCAACACCATGAAAGAACGCATTGCCAGCGGCTACACGTGCTTGTGCTAAACCTGCAATAAGTGACGCAAGTGTAAGGGCTATCGTAATAGGTGCAGCCACACCACCTTCAGCCGCCGCTTTTGAAATTGCTATCGCTGCATTTATTGCCAACTGAACAGATGCTAAATTCTTTTCGCGTTCAACAGCGCGTGCCCGTTCAGCTTCCAATTTTTCTAAACGTTCCTTTTCAATTTCTAATTGCCTTGCGTTGTAATTTTCACTATTAGAACGTATTTCATCTAATGCCGATTTGCTTTTATCTATTGCCTTGTCAAGCCCTGCAATATATGCCTGCACTTGCGCGTTAAGAACATTGAACACATTATCTGACACGCCTTGTATTAGTTGTGCCGATTGGTCTATAAGTTCTTTTTGCTTGTCAAGCATTGCCTTATCATCTTCTTCTTTTTGCTTTTGTTCAGCTTTAGTGCGGTCGGCATTTTGCTTTGCACCATCGGTATTGATTTTGTTTAATTCAATGACTTGCAATTTAGCCTGCTCAATCTGTTTGTTTAATTCGGCTTCGGCTGCTTTGTCATTTGAATTTGTAGCTACTAACTTTAAAGATTCTAATAGCTTAATTCTATCATTTAGAATTTGAATATTTGCTTTCTTTTCAATTTCTTTTCGTGCATTATTATACCCTTCATCAATATCTTCAAAAGCCTTAGCAAGTTGTTCTTGGTCGCTAATATTTTGCGCGGCATAAATCAATTTATCATTTCGTTCAGTTTCAAGCGCTGCCAACTGTTTAGCCAAATTAGCTTCATTATTATTTTCAATCAAATCTGATTCAGCCTTCAAAGCATCGTTTAATTCTTTTAGCTTTTGAATTAAATCTTCTTTAGTTGGTCCTATGATAGCATCTTTATTTTTGTCCTTCTTTTCTTTTAAATTTTCATAGTATTTATCAAATAGCTTTTCCCTTTCTTCTAAACCTTCTAATTGCATAATTTTAAGTTCAGTATCGTCAAGTTCTAATTCCTTTGCATATTTCTGTCTTAAAATTAACAATTGGTCAATTAAATTAGCTTCGGCTTCTACACGCTCAATGCTACCTTCTTGTGTTCTTAAAATTTCAAGTTTTAATCTGTTTGTTTCGTCTTCAATATTTTTATTCGCAGCATCAAGTGCTTTTTTACGTTGGTCTTGTCTGTTTTTTTCTGCTATATCATTAAGGCGTTTGTTTTTTTCCTTTTGAATAACCTGTTCACGTAAATCTTGTTCTTGAAATATTTTTTGTTCAGCTGCAAATGATTTTTGTACTAAATCTTCTAAATTTCTAATTCTAATTGCTGCATCAGAGCTACTTGTTAAAGCAAATTCAGCTTGAGCTTGTGCTAAATCTTTTTGAATTTCAATTCTTCTTTTATTTGATTCAGCTATTCTTTCACTAATTTCATTATACAACTTTTGTGTTTGCAATTCAGCAGATTCAATAATACCTTGTGAAGTATCACCTAATAACTGTACACGTGCATCAGCTAAAGCAAATTCTATTTCTCTAATTTTATCCGCGCGTTCTTGTTCTATTCTTACAATTTCATTAGAAGTTTCTTCATATGTTTTTGTTAATTCGCGCCTTCTTTTTTCTTCTTCATCTGTAAGTTTGCCGCGGTTACTTTCAATAGCATTTAGCTTTTCAAGTTCAACTTCTGCTATACCTATACGTTCTGATAAGCTTAATGTAGTATCATTTAACCTTTCCATGTTATCGGCTGTGTTGTCAGTCGATGTAAACAAATTACTAAAAAATTCTATAATAGGCCCTGCAAAACTAAGTATAAAACCAAATGGAATTGCAGCCGATAAAGCCCTAAACGCAAATGTCAAGGTCGAAGTGACGCGGCGCATTTGACCTATTGCACGTGTTCCAGATAATAGCGTTTGACCAAATCCCCTTTGCTGTGTTGCCGCTTGTCCTGTACTTACTGCTATCTGTTTATTTGTAGTATCTAATTGCCTGCCAACTGTTACACCTGTTTTAGATTCGGCGTTAACTTGTTTTTGTGTATTTACTAAAACGTTACGCTTTTGGTTTAATTGTTCAACGCCTTTAGCCTCAGTTCCTAAAACGTTAACTAAGTTCGCTTGTGCTTCTTCAAGTTCATCGGCAACATCAACGCCTTGTTCCATAGCGCTGTTAAGTTGGTCGATACTTTGAATAGCTGAATTTATTTCAGTTTGAAACTGACTGCTATTAAATTCTAAACTATAAACGTCTTTAATTTCTGCCATTACTTTTTTATATTTTTTTGAGCCTGTTCAGCCCTATCATTATCTTTTAATATTTGTTCAAGTGCCGCGTAATAATCACGAATAACCCAAAACCTAACGTTTGCCATTTGCACTGGGTCGCCCTTTGTTATTATATAATCATTTTCGCGGTTTTGTTCTTTCAGTTTTTGTAAAGCGTGCTGGTATGTTTGCGGTTTTTTAATCGGTTTTGCTTTCGGGTCTATCTTGTTTAGCCTTGGAAAATTTAAACGTTTGAAGCGCTCGAACCTTTCAAGATTTGTTCTATACTGTTCAAAAAAAAAGCACGCAGTTCATCATCTTTTTTTATTGCATCCATTTTGCGCTGTTGTGTTTCGCTGTTAATTATGTATGGGTTTTCATTATCAATATAGAAAAAATACAAACCAGCTTCAAGTAATAGGTCATCAATCTTTACACTTTTAAGCCTATAAATAATATCATTTAATTGGTCTTTAGACTTAGTATGAAATTCCTTTAGCTTATCGCGTGTCATGTTTTGCCAGGGCATATCCTCAACTGTTTCTAAAATCCCCGTTAGCTTTTCAACAACTTCGTTTTTATGAATACCAAAGTCTATAGCTGTCATGGCTTCTTCAATCCTTTGCGCCCGTTCACGCGTTAAATTTGCAGGGTTTTTAAGAATATAGAAGTTATTACCTTGTCTGTCTGTGAATACCCTTGTTAACTCAATACGCTGCTTTGTTGTTTCGGGAATGTAGGTTTTAAGCCACTTTGAATAGTTCTTTTCGTTTTGTTCTGCTCTGTTTCGCTTTCTGAAAATCATGTGTTTAGTATTTAGCTGTAAAGATATTTCAAAAAAAGATAAATATTTTTATAAAATTTTAATAAAATTATTTGCAATTATGAAAAGAGTAACTATCTTTGTATCACAATACAACGGAAACGAATTTAAAAAACTTCAAAAACTTAAGATTATGACAACTGAAAATTTCAAAACAATCGCAACAGAAAAATTGAATACATTATCAACTAATGATTTAATTATTGCAGTAAAAGAATTATCAAGTAATTTTTCTTCAGCTGCTGAGTATGTTTTTAATGTTTGTTTAGATATTTTAATGAATAGACTTCCTGAAAATGAATTTATAGAATTATGCGATAGCTTATAAAAACATCCAAGGTTTTCGGTCAACCTACAAAACCGAATCTTTAACTTAAAACCTTATCATTATGACAACTTTTCAAGACCTTATTAAAATTGAGCCTAAACTTGAACAAATCTCCGATTACGTAAAAAAACAAAATGAGATTGCGCAAAAAGATGAAATATACTGGCATAACATTTGGCATTTTACTAAATTAAAAATGAGAAGGCTAATAGACAATGATGATATTATGTACGATAATGAAAATTATAATATAGTACATGATTATCTATATTCTTTAGGGTATAATATGAAATAAACTTAATTTTTTAAAACTTCACACAATGAAAACACTATTTTTTATTTTACTATTTAGCGCTGCAAGTTACGCGCAAACAGACACGGTATATTGTATTCAAATACTTAGCACAAAAACACCTGAATACGTTACAGCGGAACAGCTTAATATTATGCCATTCGACACGGTTATGTATGAACAGGCTGGCAATTATTACAGGCTTATGATAGTTTATTCAGATTTGTTTGAGGCTGAAATATCATTAGCTTCATGGCAGCGTGCTTATTCAGATGCTTTTATTTGCCGCCGTACTTTTGCGCAGGCTTCACAACTTAAAAAATTCTATACCAATGAAAGCAATTGATATAAGATTTAACGTTGTGCATCAAAAAAAAGGCATACTACAGCGTTTATTATTAGAAGCCAACAGATACAAGCCTTTGACATTCGAACAGGAACGTACAGCCACACGTGAACAACTGATAAATCACAATATGATGTTTGCCATAACTGTAGCGTTTAGGCATTATGTCACATCGGTTGATATCATGGATATAATTAGTGAATCAATGATAGGACTAATTAAGGCCGCCGATAAGTTCGACCGTAATAGTGAATATAAATTTATATCATTTGCAGTTTATCAGATGCGCTCAGAAATTCAAAACTTTATAAATAGCAAACGCGATATTATACGCTATCCCGATAAGGCATATATAGTTAAACATCAGATGAGAAATATACATGATGAAACAACTGAGAACATAGCTAAAAAAATAAAGGCATCTGAACATTATGTAAACATGGCTAAAAACATGTTAGGCTTTGTAAGTCTTGACCATACAGATGATGATGGCAATGAGTTGTATTCGCCCGCTTCTGATTCACAAACAGATGCAATAGCTTTGCAATCCGATAACGAAAAGGTGTTTAACTACCTAATCAAATATTTAAATGATTCTGAATACAAAGTTATTCAGCATAGATATTTAGAAGGCTTTGCAAAAGACTATAAGCAAATAGGACAAATGATAAACGTTACAGGTGAACGTGCAAGGCAATTAGATAAACAGGCATTAGACAAAATAAAAAATCAATATGCAAGAATCCAAATGGGTTAGGGAACTAATTTTAAGCGGGCAACCCGATACTATTGAACTTGGCTTAATTCTAAATGATTCGTTTAACTATTTTCCGTTAACCCGTAAGTTTTACAGAAAATATAAGCGCTTAAAGTTCTGGCATCCATCGCGGCACTATACAGTTTTAGTATCAGAATCGCGTTATTATTCATGGGTTGCACTATTGAACAACGAACTTAAAACGCATCGGGCTTATTTTTGGCTTGACTTTCAAGAACCAAAGTATAAAACGCCATGGCAGCATTGGCAACAACATATTACAAATTATTTAAAATGGCCTTATAAAGGTCCAATGTTTACAGGCGGCGGCCATCCTTATACTACTATGTTTGCACGTTGGCGTAATTAGACCATGTCGTTAACCTCAACGATATGGTTAATACATCTTACCGTTTGCTAAAAACTTATCGGCCCAAACATTAACCTGTTCTGCATAAAAGTTACCTTGGTCATCGACATTAACAAGGGCAAAACCATTAGCCCACAGTTGCCTTTGAAACCTTGGCATATATGAAAAGCCTTTAGACTTTATATCAAATAAACCTCCGATGTTAAACGCGGCTTTGTTCCCGGTGTGGTAACATTGAACGCGGTGTGTGTGTCCAAACATAACTGAGTGTTGTGTTTTATCTAAGTGCGCCTTTGCTGCATGAATAGAAGTGTAAACGCCGTGGACTATGTCTAAGTGTTTGCCTAACGTGAAAAAATCAGACTGCCAATCTGTTTTAACTTCCCATCCGCGTTCATGAAGATATAAGGCTTCGCATGGGTTTATTAAGGCGCCTCCGTACTTTGCGTTGTCCTTTTCTTTTATATGCCTAAAGTATCGGTCTTCATGGTTGCCAAATAAAAAATATTTCTTAGCACCTTTGAACGCGCTGTTAATATCATCAATACCCTGCAATCCATCGATATATTCATCTTGCAATGTAAGGCCCGATAAGTTGGCTAATGATTCGGCGTTATAGCTTCCTAAAGTATATAAGTCTAAGTAATCGCCTGCTAAAACAAGTCCATGCAAAGTTGTTCCCATTTCACTAATAAGCCTTAGTAGCTTTTGCCATAGTATCTGATTGTGAAACGGTCGATGTACATCGCTAATTACTAACCAGCGCTGCAAACTTTTGTTTTGTCGGCGCTTTTCATTTATTAGGTTTTTCCAATATTCTACTTCTTCATTGGAATGTACTTTAATTTTAGGTCGGTATAACATGGGGCTATAATTTAATGTCTTGACAAAATGTATTGAGTAGGTATCTCAAATTGTCTAATAAGTCGGCCTGTCGTTCTTCACCTTTGCCTTTAATGATTCGGCGGCTGTTATCTGATTTGATACGTAAACAGTCCATACGCAAGCCTTGGCATTTATCTTCATAAATCTGAAAGTCGGGGCACATGCTTATAATAGTGTTTGTTTGCACGTAACTTTCAGCATGCAGGGGGTTAGCTTTAGGCACTACAAAGAACCGCGCGGGTAACTGCAATTCTTCCTGTATAATTTCGTAATATGTTTTTGAAACGCGCTGCCTACCATCGGAACGGTCACCACTTGCATCGCCTGTTATTAGTAGCGGAATAGTGCAAGGGTAAATAGCAGTATCAGACCAACGCCCTATTTTCTTATTTGTTTCTGCAAATATCCATTCCCTAAACGCCTGGCATGTATCATATATTGAAGCCTCGCCGCGTTCTTCACTACCTATCTTAAATTCCTTTACGATGTGTACGCCATAGCGATAACGTGAACGTGCTGATACGTCGGGAGCTAATGTAGTTTTTCGCATAACCGCCGCGGTCATAGGTATTTTATTAAAGTCAAACGAAACGTAAATTTGTTCCGTTTCCCAATTGATTTTCTTTGAAGGCTGAAATACTTTTTGTTGTATGCTTTTATCTTTTAAAACATAAACCCATGCTTCACCTGAATAGTCAACAAATACAGATTTATATTCCTGTTCAAATGTTAGGCGGTCAAGGTCGCGGCTTGCATCGGCTACTTCATCTGGGTCAATATTTGGGTTATCTGTTGTTTCCATTCGGAATGTAATCCAACTATTAGAACCGTTTTCGCTTTGTGGTAAATCTATGTCATTATAACAATTCTTTTCTACGTTGCCAGCCTTAGCGCCGTTTCTACATAGTTCGTACCAATAGTTATCTTTGCCCGCAGCGGTACCAATAAAAAACGCCTCACCTTTGTAGTCAGTCAAGGTAGGGCGGCTTACAGTTTTCCAATGGTATTCTAATATGTGGCTTGGTATCTTTTGCGTTTCTTCATAAATAACGCGGTGATATTTACGCCCGCGCCCTTTGTCCTTTCGCCCTTCATCGCCTATGGACCAGACTTCTAAAACGCCGCCGTTTAAAAACTGCATTATTTTAGATGTTTCGTCTTTGTGTTTAATAATGCCGCCTTCAGATATAGTCTTGTAAGTATCTACAATCTTATTCCAGCTTTGTGCAAAGTCCTTAAAGTCATCGACAAATATACCTACAAACTTACCTTCAAATACGGCAGGGCTTATAAGCGGCAATGCAACCGAAGTAATCAATTCAGTTTTACCGAAACGGCGTGCGCAAACAATACAGTTAAACCTTCGCTTATTATCTAATATTCGTTTTTGCCCTGTGTGCGGCTTAAACAGTTGTATGTTTATGTTACGCGGCACTACTTAGCTTCAGGTGGATACTGAATGTTTATGTTAATGTTTTTATCATCCTGCGCTTCACCCTTCGGTTCTATTATGCCATAGTTAAACCCTAACAAAAGTTTAGTAATTGCAGGATTTGATTTGCCATCTAAGCCCCTAACTACTTTGTTTGTTAGTATTTTGTGTTTCGCCCGCGCTATAAATACCGAAAATTCAGGCCTTTCGGCGTAATTCAAAAGCGTATCAGCATCGCAATCTAAAAAATCAGCTAAACCATAGATAGTATATGGTATTGGGTCTGGCAAATCAATTACTTCATAATAGTCACGAGTTTTAACAACTTCTTTTTTTGTACGTGATTCGCAATAATCAAAATAGGCTTCAATTTTACTTTGCAGTTCTTCAGGCGTTTTAAATAACAATTTTCTACCTGCAATTCCTTTCATATTTTCGATTTAAGAAACTTTTAATAAGTTTTGATATCTACACACCACTTTAATATAAAAATGCCTTAAAACACCGTTTAAATAAGTTTTAGGACTATATCTATATTAAAGTTTATTTATTATTTTATATTATTTATTATTAAGTGTAACATTAGTAACATAATTGTAACACATAAAGTATTGATTATTATATATTGTTACACTTGTTTACAATGTTACACTAATTATTACACATATATGCGTGTTTTAAATATTGATTCACACATGTATGTATGTGTGTGTATGTGTGAATTTTGCTGTAACAATGTTAACATCCGTAACAAGCTATGAAAATCAACGTTTTATAAGTTACATTTCAGTTACCTATGTTACAATTTAAAATAAAAAACCGCTGCACTTGTTGAACAGCGGTTAGCGGCAAACCGCAGTTAAGGCAAAAGTAAGATTATTTTTTTAATTATCAAATTTTCCATGATAAAAAACAACATTATCTCTTTGATAGTTGAAAATATTGCCATCTTTAAAACCTAAACGGTATTTTCTATTAAAATTTTTATGATTAAAAAGTAAGTGATGTAAAAATTTACCTTGGTAGTTTATAAACTTATTTTCCCTAAAATACCATTTATAATCTACAACACTTAAAAAGTCTTCATCATCAACCATAAATTTAATGATTTCGCCATTTTTTCTTTTTACTTTAACTTGCATCATAACATAAATATTTAAAAAATATAGCCTTACAGTCCATAGGGGTCTCACTTCCTATTTCATGCAAGGCTATTGATAATTTTATGATTCTATAATGTGAGACCGAATCAACGGCACAAATATAATACTTTTATTTTTCTAATTCATCATTAAACGCTGATTTTTTAAGCAAATCAGTATAATTCATGCTGCCTTTGCGGCTAACATCGCGCCCAAATATTTTACCAAACTTTTCGGCTGCATCTTTAACGGCGTAAGTTTCCGCGGCGGGTGCAGCTTTTTGCACACCATCGGTTTTAACTGCATTCCAATCGGTAGCCCCTGCGCCTTTGTCAGTTTGAATTGGGGCAGCGCCTATGCCATCTTGCCACATTGGTTGGCCTGATATAGGGTTAATTACATGCAGCCTTACAGTTACTACTACTGAGTTAGCTACTATCTGTGTTGAACGTATTTCTACGTTAAAATTGCCAAAGATACGCGTTAACAGATATTCTATTTTTTCAATAGGAATGTATTTATAATCGCGAATCATTGGATGCTGAACTAACCACTTTGCGGGCGGGTCTTGGTTCAATAATACCGTTAGTGCATTTTGCTTTAGACTGTCTTCATTTTCAATTAGAAGTTCTTGAAGTGTCGGAAGTTTTGTTAGTTGTGTCATGGTTTGTTATTTTAAATGTTATAAATAAACTTTTGTACCTTTTTGAATTTCTCTGCCACTTTCAATAATAAACAGTTTTGCTTCTTTTAAAGATTTTGCTTTAATCTCTTGTGTGCAAAATGAATCATTAGTGTTTGCT